CAGTACCTGTCCCTGGACCACCTGGAGTCCCAGGTCCAGTCGGTCCTGTTGGTGTACCAGGTCCAGTCGGTCCTGTTGGTGTACCAGGTCCAGTCGGTCCTGTTGGTGTACCTGGACCTGTTGGTGTGCCAGGACCTGTTGGACCTGTTGGTGTACCTGGCCCTGTTGGTCCAGTTGTAGGACCGCCTGGACCTGGACTACTTGGACCTGGACCACCTGGACCTGTAGGAATATTCATCGGGCCGCCTGGGCCACTAGGTGAACCCCATGGATCACCACCACGATCAACAGGGTTGCCATCAGGGTCTAATACGACTTCACCTGATGGTCCACCTGTTCCTGGGAAAGTGCCTGTCCCTGGTTGTTGATTTGGGTTGTAGTTCGGATCTTCCCAAAACGGCCCTGAAGTATTTCCTCCAGGAGGGCCTTGTGATTGAGGCCCAGCGTTGGTGCCTATCGTTTCTACGCCTGAAGCTGAATCCTGAAGTGAAACTTCACCAGTTTCGACGTTCTGGTTAACCGTCACATTGATAGGCATGCCTTGGGCATTGGATTGTTCTTTGTTAGTAGCAAGCGTTTCAGCAATTCCTGCCATGCTATCCAGCGAACCTTGAATCGCAGCACGGCCTTTTTCGGCTTCAGCCAATGCCATCTCAGCACCCATACGAGCTTCTTCTGTTACTGCTTTACCAAGATCTCCTTGGATCTTGGTAATTTCGTCGTTTTTAGCTGCCAGCTTGTCTTCATTAGCCTTTCTAGCTCCCTCTAGTTTCTCCATTTCACCTTTAAGGTAATCAGCGTTCTTGTCTTCAAGCTCTCGCTGACGATCAACTATATCTTTCTTTATTTGATCCTGAGCACGCCGTTCTTTTCGTTCTTCTTCGGCAATGACACGGTCCCTATCAAACTTATCTTGCTCTCCTTTAGATTTAGAAGCAGCTCTGTCTTTTTCTCGTTGAGCCCTGGCTTCTTCTGCTCTTATTCGATCTTGCTGAGCCATTTGCTGCTGTTTACCTAGCTGCCCCATTAATGCAGCAACAGCAGGGTCCATTGCGCCAGGAGCACCTCCTCCTCCTCCAACTCCCATACCACTATTACCAGCAGCCATAACAAGATCAGCCATGTCTTTCAGGGACGGAACTGTGTCAGTTCTTCGTTCCATATAATCAAGCTGACCTTGCTTGGTTGCATCACCACGGACATCTCCACGTTCATCAGCAGCCAAACCTTGAGAGCCAAGTTGACCTGCCATGTTGTATCCAGCAGATTGCTGGGCTAATTGCCCAGCAAGTCCTTGACCAGCTAATTGACCCTCTAACCCTGTAAGTTGTCCTCTGGCAGAAGCTTCAGCACCAAGGCCTTGACCCAACAACCCAGCCTGAGCTCCTAAACCTTGACCAACAAGATTAGCTCTAGAGGCAGCACCTTGGCCAAGTGCACTTGCCTGTTGACCCTGGATTCCAGATGTTAGTGCAGCATCAGCACCCCTCATCTGTTGTTGGCCACCAGCGGCTGCGGCTAATCCAGCAAGACCGAATTGTCCAGCCTGACCTTCCAAAGCAGCTTGCCCTCGCTCACCAGCAGCTTGGGTAGCTTGACCCAACGCTGTTCCAGCAGCAAGGTTTTGCCCAGCCATTTGCTGAGCTGCACCAGCTCCAGCAAGACCAGCTTGAGCTTGAGCACCTGCACCTTGAGCTGCAAGTTGCTGTTGACCTGCTGCTCTTTGCCCAGCCAAAGCTTGTTGCCCTGCTGCACCCTGAGCTGCTAATCCACGTTGGCCAGCAGCTTCCTGACCTGCCAGACCAGCTTTAAGGTTTGCTGCTTGCGATGCAAGTTGCTGTTGAGCACCTAAGCCTTGCCCAGTTAAGTTAGCTGCTGTACCAGCCTGCTGACCCAACAAACCCATTTGTGCTTGAGTACCCTGTTGTAAAGCACCCATTTGAGCACCTAGACCAGCAAGTCCAGCTCTTGATTCAACATCAGAAATCCCTTGTTGTCCAGCTGCTTGTTGTGCTAATCCAGCAAGCCCTGATTGTTGAGCAGCTTGTTCACCACGAACTTCTGATCTTTCACCAGCCGCTATTTGCTGTTGTCCTAATTGAGCACTTGTTGAAAGTTCATCTCTTCTTGCTTGTTCTCCAGCACCAGCTTCAGCTCCAGCTAAAGAAGCTTCTGACTGTAGACCTACCTGCTGAGCTGCATCTTGAGCACTCATGCCTTGGCCGGTAAGACGTTCATACGCTGAAGCTTTTTGTTGTCTTACTTGAGAATCTACTTGGCCAAGAGCTTCAGAACGATTTCTTTCAATGTCTGAAGCAGCACGGTCTAACTGACCACGGATAGTGGTGCTATCAAGACCTCTGTTTATTAAATTTTGCTCCATGCTTGCAAGCTGAGTATCTCTCTGCTCGTCAAACCGGCGATTAATTTGGCCTTTACTTTCCTTAGCCATGTTGTCGTACATGCCTAATCCGGTTTCGGCTCTTTGACCGTATCGTTGAGCTCTTTCGCCTTGAGCAGTTCCGGCAGCTCCTGCTGCCGTTTCCCTGGCAGCACCAAATCCAGCAGATCTTTCCTCAGCTGCTGAGCCAAACTTTTTTGTCATTCCTTCTTGAAGCTTGTCAAAGCCTTCGGTTGTTGCTTTGCCAGTTGCTTGAGCAGCTTCTTTCCCTGTTTTCCCGAGCTCAGAATAACCCTTACCTAATTCGCCAAGCCTACCTTCAGCTCTAGAAGCAAGGTCTTGAAGTGTTCCAGAAGCAAGTTGACCTGCTTTTGTTTGAGCTTGATCAGAAATGCCAGCAGCATCTTTACGTGCTGCTGCAAAATCTTTTCCTACTTGCCCTTTACCTTTTGCATATCTCTGACCAGCAGCATCTACTTCACCCGAAACAGCTTTATCTACTTGGCCACGAGCCTTATCAAAAGCTTTACCTGTCTTTTGCTCGGCAGCACCCATTGCTTGCTGGGCTTGTTTAGAAGCTGCATCAAATGCTTTATCTGCTGTTTTAGAAGCACCTGCAAAAAGCTGGCCAGTTTTCCCCTGCTGCTTTTCATACTTACCGAGAACATCAGCTGCTGCTTTTTGTCTAGAACTAGCATCCTTGCCTTCAAGGCTTCCATAACCAGCTTTTACTTTGCCTCTTCCACTTTCAACAATTTTTCTTTGAGCAGCAGCTTCTGTCTTATACTTACCTACTAGTTTATCTATATCTTTAGATGAACGATCCAGTACGCCTTTTCTAGCTGTTTCTCCAAGCTCTCCGATTTTTCCAGAGACATCTTCCCCAATGCCTTTAACTGCTTCTCCGGCGGCAGATGCAAGCTTTCCAAGATTACTTTGTCCAGCATCAAACCTATCAGCTGTATCTTGAACACGACCCTCTCCTCCTGTTAATACATCTGTTCTGGTACCATCCGCTATGTCTTTCATCGCAGACGATACATCTCCACTAAGATTAGCCATTGCCGAAGCAAGGCCGCCATGCTTAGTACTTAACGCATCTAAACGACCTTTTTGCTCATTGACAAGCTGGTCATATCCTCTAAGGATTTGCGAATAACGAGCTTCGTTTGCTGCGTTGCCTTTTTGGCGCGCGCTTTCAAACTCAGATATTACTTGTTCAATAAGTGATTGGTGATAAGGAGTCTCAGCCATTATCCTAGTCCCATTAAGGAGTTCATCATTTTAAGTTGTTGCATAGCAAGACCTGGGTCACCTATCATCTGCTCACCCATGCCATAATCTTTTTGCTTGAACGGTCTCATCCGTTCTATCTTCTGTCTTTGCTGCCCACCACGAGCAGCCATTGTTGTCTGCGAGTTATCTATATTTGTCTTCTGCTGATTGTATGTGCGACTGTAATCCCGATCACCGCCTCGGTAAGTGCTTATATTTCTATTGTTGGTTGTTGTGTTAAAAGTGTCACCACCAAACGTCGGGCTATAAGTAGTCGGATTAAAGCCACCTCCAGCACCGCCTTCTGGACCCGAAGGCAACCCTCCAGTATCGACACTTTCACCACCAGCACCTGCTCCTCCACCAGCGGGAGGCATCGGCATACCTCCACCCATTCCAGGTACAGCAGGCATACCTCCACCCATACCTCCACCAGGAGCAGGCATACCTCCACCCATGCCTGGTGCAGGTGCATAACCTCCCGAGTTTCCAGCAGGTGCTTGATGTTTACCGGAGACTTGGCCGGGATAACCGCTTGGATTAGTCCTTGGTCCCATCCATCTTGTTGAACTCATATCATTAACTCATCTGCGTTAAGGTTTCTTCGTACCAATTACCGTTGTAAGCAACGCACAACTTTGCAGTTGATCCCGCACCAAACAACAAAACAATTTCACCATCAACAGGACTAGTGCTTAAGTCCGTTGAATCAGTTTCGTCGCTAGTAACTACTGGAATAGCTACAGCTCCACTAATTGTAATTTGTGCAGGGTCAGTTAACGCTAGGCGAGCATTGGCACGCCTAGCTCTCGGAGGAAACTTTGGACCTCTGTTGAGCCCACCAACTAATCCACTCATTACCATTGCCTCCCTCTTGGGCCATCAAAGCTATTAAGCTCAATTCCCAAAAACTCAAATGCCCAGGTCTCACTGTTAGTATTGTTTTGAAGCTTTATATATATATTATGACCAACTGCTCTTCGTCTTTCTGATTTATTTCTGCCAGCAGACCAAGTTCCAGTAAATATTGTTTGTGCACTAGCAGCAGCTTCTGCAAGCTGTGCAGTTTCAGCAGCATAAACAGTAAAAGCTACATCATTGCTGCCAGTCGCAACAGCAGCACCTAAATCAGTAAGCATTATCTTAGGTCTATTCGCTAACTGTATGGGTCCCAGGAACACAAAGCTGTCTATTGCAACACCATCATCTGCTTTAGCAGGAGTGTCGTAATCAAACTTGCGAACATACCCGTCTTGGCCACCAAGTAATACAGTTCTATCAGCTGCCGCATCACCATCAAAGGTGTGCACTGATACTGGGTTATGTGCCGCTGTAGCAAACTTATCTGGCCACCAAGATTGATTCCTAACATCATAGTAGAAGTTAGTAGTTGCTGATCCATCCAATGGGGTCAGGAACACGTAGAAGCCTCTTTCACGGTCTGACCATACCATCCTTACGGAAGTAGTATCAGCATTGAAAGCATTCAGGCGTTCGGGTATTTGCTTTTCACTCAAGTTCTGAGGAGGAGACCCAGGCTGCATTTGGTAGACACCACCACGGGAGCCAAAGAAATAAACAATTCCTTCTGGGCTTTTGCAATAAGGTCTACCAAATGGAGCACCGATGTTATCTGAAATAAGGTCTAAACGACCACCTTCAGCAGGGTCACCAGTCATTTGATAAATACTATGATCACCAAAGAACAATAGTATGTCATCACTGTACGGACACATGGCATTTATAATGTCAGGGCTTTTGCCTGCGTCTGCATTGTTACCTGCCACGGCCTGGGTGGCCGTGGGTGTTGCTGGAGCGTAGTTCCAGTTAGTAGCATCTCCTACCTTGGACATGTACCAGTTATGAGGATCTGAGCTAACACCAGCCTGGACAATTCGCCCACGCCATGTTTCTATTAACCTTGGTTCATTTCCACCGTCAGCAGGAAGAGATCCCGCCGATGCTGTCCAAGTACCTACTGTGTTAGTTGATGCAGTCCACTTTTTAGTGCTGGCACCGTCAGCAAAATAAACAACGCCGAATAGCTGGGCTGAAAAGATAACGGGAACAGTGCTGGATAATGCACCACTTCCGCTTGTGGCAGTAGTGAATCCAGAACTTGTTACCTTAGCAACAGTACCATTGGTAACGGCGTAAGTATACACCGTCCTCGCACCAACCTCATTTTGGTTAGCTGGGGTAGCTCTAGCTACAACCTGACCAATATCTTGTACCTTGCCATCAGCTGTTCGGGCGTTTACATACTTTGACAACCCAGCACGCTGGCCACCACGAGAGCGCCCAGTAGAAGGTTCATAAGCACGGACATTCTGACACTCGGCGGTGCTGTTACGTGGTTGTGTTTCAAAGCCTGTAGACTCCACTAAACCAAGATTAGGCCAAGGCATATCAAACCTTGTCCTTAATCTTGCCATTAGCTCAAAGTGCCACCGTTGTTAGCGAACACATTCCAAATTAAATCAGCACCTAATTTAGTGCTAATGAAACTAACTGTATCACCAGCATTTGCACAGGTCATCTTGACGGTTTGTGTTCCGTCAATGGAACCAATTTTTGTTGCGTTAGGTGAATCTGTATCACTTACCGACCCAGTAATTTCTAGGTTATTGGTGTCTTTAGTCTGGAAGTTCACTGTAATGACAATGCCTTCACGCGCTGGGTTAGCTAGTACACGAGCACCGCCACCACTTGCACTGGTAGAAACCACGTTGCAAATACCGAAGGTGCGATCAATAGGAATAACCCCATTTGCGCCCGGATCTTCGATAAGAAGCTCTGGTTCTCTTGAAAGTTGTTGAAGAATATTATGGCCTGACATGGATATCCCTTTACGAAATAATGTGTAGAGCAGCTGTGCCAGCTGCGTTTGCGATTAGTTTCAAAAATGCAGCGCCTTCTATAGCGCTGTCAAGTGCATAACACTTGCTATGAGCTACGGTAGTTGTAACTGCACTACCGCCGCTATAAAGCTGCTGGTAAGTGCCGTCTTCACTATCGGCTACGTAATAGCTGATTGATGTTATTGATGAACCTGCTGGAACATTAATAATTGCCTTCCGAAAACCTGAAAAAACAATCGGGCTGGACTTTGTACTGTCGCTAGAGTCAGCGATGTCATCGCTAATCTTAATTGACGAAAGCACATTGTTTTGTGGACTAATAGTTGACATGTATCACCTATGGGTTTGAATCGTAAAAGGCACTTCCATTGTACTTCACAACGTCACCATTTACATAGCGATTGTCTTGTTCTGTCATCATCACAGTATCACTAGCATCTCGGTTGTAGCCAGCAACATCTGGGGTGTTAATTTGTTTATCGTAGGCAATTGATGCCTGCATTCTTTGCATAAAGTTTGCTGCATGAATACCAGCATTGTTTTCCTGGCGAGCTTCAGCAACCGCCATGCAACTAGCAAGTATTGTTTCTGCATGAGCTTCACCACCAAGAGGGTAAGGATTACCCGTAGTAAGCTTATTCGGCAATGCATGGTATTTATACGAAACTGTATAGCCTTGATCTGGTGTAGGCCAAAGCATTAATTGAAACCTTTGACCGTTCGATCCGTCACTACTTATTGGCCTGATTGCCATAAAGCGAGGGTCCGACTGTTCGCTCCCACTGTCTCTTTGTCGAAGCAATCTTATCCTGGCTTCTCCAGTTGTTTCAATTGGACTCCAACGATCATCGCTAGTGGCATATGTTGCCACTCCTATCATGCCGCCAAAGTTTGCTGAGAGAGAATAATCTTTTGTTCCGGCAACCGTTGTGAGCGTTGTTACAGGTTCCATGAACGACCATTTATGGCCTTTAGGAGCAAGTCCTCCTGGCGATGGATGGTAGAATTGACGAAGCCCAGAATTAATAATATCATCTATCTGTGACAACTCGTCAGCACTCCAATTGCTAGAAGTGCGTTCTCCGAGCCAATACCAGCCGACTTCCTTCCTCAGGTCAGTCAATGATAGAGACAGCGTTGACTCTGTGCTGGTATCAGCCGGAGAACCAATTGTCTTTATCGTAAACTGGACTGGAACCGCTGATGAATGGGTAAACATTAACCCAATGACAGCTGCGTTCATTTCTGCGGCAGTAAGATTTAACGAATACTGCCCATTGCCTTCTTCCGCAATTGAACCAGAAATGGAAGCTTGTGTGCCGCCATCTTTAGTTATGAATTTACCTATACCGGAAGCAGCCCCTGTGAGGGCTGCACCACTAGTTTTATTTACTAAACCAAAAGTAAATCCAGTTACAGCTTCATTGCGAACAAAGCTCATAAACTAGCCCTCTCAGGTTTTTGTGTTGTATGTAAAAAAACTGGGGGCAAGGTAAAGGAAGCGACCTTACCCCCAGCGACGAAAAACAGAAACCAATTAGTTGGCGATCTGCTCTACCTGATAACAAGCAAGCCAATCAACGTGCATGATTGGATCGGTGCTGCCAGTCGAACGAATAGCAAATGTTGGCGTCAGCGCAACAATTGGAATATTCGTACTGATAGCTGCACCAGCTTGACCATCGACATATGGAGTGATTTTAGTCAATCCGTCGATTTCAAAACCTAGCTTAATGTAGGTATCTTCAGCTAGAGTAGCAGCGGCAGCAGTCGAAGTTCGTGCTGTAGCTTTTTCACTAGCAAAAGTGGCACTTGTGCTACTAAATGCCTCAAAACCAACATGGTTAGGAGAAGCGTTCGCATCCGAATCAATAAACGGAGTCAACACTGCACCTAAACCCACAAACAATTGTGCGGCAGCAAGTGTGTCCACAATTTTAATGCGAGCTTCATAGTAGATTTTTGAGTCTGCACTAGCAATAAAACTAGAGGCAGCAGCAGTACCACCCATCTGAAGGTCAGGGCCTTGGTTGTCGGATGTCCCAGCCGAATCCAGCAGAAGAACACCACCCTTAGCAGCAGTGTCCATTCCGACAGCACCAGCACTGTCTTGAGCTAAAAGAAAATCAGCTTCATAGCTCAAAAAGTCATTCAGGATACCAAAGCCTTCACTGATACCACCATTGTTGATCTCAGTGAGGTTTACTTGGCCCCACAAGTTAGGCGAAAGCCCTCGTTTTACCGAACCAGCTTTAGCCTGTCGTTTTGTATAAAGGTCTCCCATTTGGGGTACCTCCTTTCAACTAAAATTACGCTTTGTTCAATACGAAGAGCTTACGACGGTTGTAACATACGAAGTTACCCCAGGTATCCATATGAACTTCACGAACGGTGTGTTGACGCGCTGCCTGCTGTGGAGCATGGCGAAGCATCTTACGACCCTTGCGGAAGAAGAACTTGAATACTCGGAGGTTTACTCCGTAGAACGGATCATTGGAAGTATTTTCCTGAAGGTATGGAACCCATACAACAGGATTACCTTTGATGACGACTGAACCAGCGTACTTGCTGAGATCGGCACCAAGGTTATCATTACGACTTTCCAACAGCTTCTCTAGTTCTGATAGAGTGTCGTAAGTAGTAAAGAACATCCAGTCTGAATCTCCCTTGCCACCAGCAAGTTCTGCGAACTGCTTAGGAGCTTGGAAGTAAGTAAACTCACAGGCCTTTCGGATCTTAGCAATAAGATCGTCACGGCTTGCTGTCGTATACTGACCAGCCCAGTTTTTCCAGTTAGCTACATCAGCGACTTTAATACCGCCAGCACCATTACTGAATCCACTTGGATCACCACCAACAAAGCCGCCTGAACCTGTACCTGGCTGAATCCAGAAAGGAATACCGGATGGCTTACGTGGTGATTGACTGTCAGAAGTAGGAGCAGTCCAGAGTGCTTCTTCCATTAGTTCAAACCAATCGTTGTACATGGAGTGCTCACGCACTTCCACTTCACGGATGATCGTTTCACGATCCGATTGGAAAACATCTTCGTCTACGTCATAGCTGAAGTTGACCGTACTTTTTGTCCACTGCTGCTTAGCTTCAGTGGTAAGGTCTTTCACGCTAGTGACATCGACTGAGTAAAGTTCACTAAACTTGGCAGTCCCAGTGTTAGTTGTTTGGACTTTCCAGTTTAGCTGCACGCCTCCCTTTTCAGGGTCGGCTGCTTTGCCCTTGAGGAACTTAGAAGCAAAAATATGATGTTGAAGATCTAAAGAAAGGTCAACCCACTTCCGCTTTTTGAAGTTATCCAAGGTCAAATTGACAAAATCGTCTAATTGATCTGGTAGCAATGGCATTGCTTACTCCTTATAAGTGCGTATTATATATCACCATTCTCTCTCAGATAGCCATCAAAAGCTTCTTTAAGAGATGGATCATTAACCGGATCGTCTGTCATCATAGCAATAGGCTTAGAAGTGGTTGCTCCACCCCCAAGTCTTCGCTTAGCTTGTTTACGAAGCCGGTCGTTTGTTCTACGCTTGTTTAACGAATCTATTTCATTGCCATACAAGGCACGGTATGCCTGCTCTACTAACTGCTTATAGCCTGGTGGCTGTTGCCCCATTTGCTGATAACCAGTTGCGAGAACAGTCATCTGATCAAATAGCTGAGCCATATTCTGACCCTCTGTGCTATTTGGATCAATGTCCTGGAATGACTTATCGCCAAACAAGGACTTATGCTTAAGGCTTGCAACAGCATCGTTGAATTGGTCAAGCTGTCCTTGAGCCATCTGTTGAGATTGCTCACGGTATGCCTGGTCAACGAATTGTTGCTGGTAGGATATTTGATCCTGTAAGGTTCCAAGTTGACCATTAAAATTGTTAACAATATTACCTGCTAACGAATTAATGGCATCACGAAGACCTTCATCATAATCATCGCCTAATCCAACCCTAAATTGATCAACAATTCGCTGCTGCGTTTGCTGAGCGTTTTGTTGATTGGAGTACTGCTGAGCATTGTAAACCTGTCTTTCCGCTAAGATAAACTGATCTATAACATTCTTTAGTGACCCCTCACTGCTAAAGTCTTGTGGATTTAATCCATAATACTGAGCAGCTTGACGTAACTCGTCATTAATAGTGGGTTCGGGAGTGGATACTTCAACACTCTCGTTATCTATATCTTGACTTGTTTCTTGTTCTGTTTCAACGGAAATATCATCAATGTCTTCAATTTCCGCTTCTGCCGATCTTTCCTCATTGATTTCATCAATGACTGCTAAATCGGATTCTGTAAGCTCAACCTCTTCGTTTTCTTGTTCTTCGCTCATTGTTCTTCCTTAATCACTATATCCACCATCACGGTCTCTTAAGCCACGATGCTTTAGGTACTTTGCTCGTTCCCCTCGGGAACTAAATACAGCTGTACCGTCGTTCTTAAAATCAACGCCAGTAAATCCATGGGTCTTTGCATCTTCCCTAAACTCACCGACCTGGTTGCTGTGGACAGCAGCAGCAACACTACTTAACCCCGTAGACCAGGCATTTGTACCTAGTTTACGAGATGTTTTAGTAACACTTTCTTTGCCATACTCAGGAGCTGGAGTATCGTGCCAACCAAGATCTCCCTTTTTGTTTCTGTATAAGTATTTCTTCCTAGACATCAATGACTACCTTTTTTTGTGTTTCAATCCAGCAATGAGCTCCACAAGACAAAGGCTTGTGAGGCCGGTAAACGATTCTAGCTATTTCAGATCCATCATCATCTACAATTACAGCCTCATGAGCATAACGATTGCTTTTATAAGTCTTTACCGTAAGAACAGGATCTGTTTCCTGCTTCTTTTTGTTTGACTTAATTACATGCTGGTTTACATGAACAATTGTTTTCATCAGTATTTTTTGCTCCGCATTTTTTTGCCAGTTTTAGCGGCATGCTTTCTTGCGGCACTTTTACCTTTTTTAGTGTAACTGAATTTCTTTTTTCCTACTTTTGGCATAATTATTTCCTAACCTGCTGGAGTTCTTCCCATTTGAGACATTTGTTGTTGATTTGGTTGACCGCCTTGAAGTATCTGTTGCATTACATGACTTCTAGAATCTTTTGTTCCTCCGGTTGGTACATTCTTACGTACACTTTCTTTAACTGTATGAGTTGGAGATGGAGGTTCAGCCGGAGTAGGCTTTGGTCTATTAGATTTAGGTTCAGCAAAAGTGATAACTTCTTTAAGTCTTGGTATGTCTAACAATTCAGAATACAAGAAGCAAAGTTCCTGGAAATCTATCTGTCCACCAGCTTCCATCATGTTTTGCTGCATTGGCATAGCAATCTGAGTAACAAATTGAGTGATGTTGTTTAGCTTTTCAGACGGAGATTTATACATCATTGAATAAGGTTCGATATCAAAGTTGTACTGCAAGAAATCACCCTCTCGCATTTCTGGAGTCCAGGTTGTTCTATAGTCCCTGCCAGCAACCTGGTAAGAAGTTTCAATCTCTTTAGCTTCATCAGACCAAAGCAACCAGCCCAGATCTTTACATATGTTGGCTGTAAAGTCTACGACACGGTACTGCATGTTGGCTTCACGCTTGGACACAGCACCATGTATAAGCTTGTCTTGAGTAGCTGTGTCTGACTGTGGTCCCAGGCCTGCCATCATTTGTAGGTTCCCAGCCATGCGGTCAAACTGCTCTTGCATGTTCATACTAAACGCCTGGTTCTGCTGGTCTACGCCACCCATCTTTAATACATTGACGGACTCGGGGTTGGAAACCCGAGTCCATTCGCCATCACCAGCACGTTGTAATCTTTGTGCATCCTCATGTGCACCATCCTGGTAAAACGGAATGTCCTTCTGCCTTTGAGCCTGACGCTTTTGTTTCCGAAGGAGGCCATTGATAATGTCATTCAAAGGCTTAAGGTTCATAGCAGGGGATACGCCCATGATCTGATCAGGAACTTCAGCAGCAAGAGTAAGTATATGAAACGGTCCTGTTTCAGGTCCTTCCCATTCAACTACTCTAAGCGGAGGCGAATTACCTCCAACAGGAAACGTGGCTACGACTCCATCGTAGGGCAACCACACATCCATTAATTTGATTTCTTCTTCGTATGCATCTGGTTTGGACTCACCTGTAAAAGCATCTCGCAAAGGCTTGTCAGGTTGATGATCAAACATTCCCGATTCGCTCTTGTGAGGCCCTAAGTCCTTAACTAACTTTTGATCAAATGAATCATCCTGCAAAGCCTTGTATTTAGGCATAGTATATTTGTTTAACGCATAACGAATCTTGTTCCAGGACGTAGCTTCAATGTCGTAAACAAAGTCGTCTAAACTAATGTTTTCAGCATACGGTTTTCCAGGGTCTACCCATTCGTCTTCGTCTTCAAGTTTTACTAAACCTGACTCAGCTGTGTAAACTTTAACAACACCCATTCCAAAAAATGCTTCAAGAACTGCTTTGCGAAGGGTTTCTTCCAGGTGGATTTCTTCAATAAGATTGTTGATGCTTCTTTGGAAATGGTGTGCAAACCAGCTAAGTTCTGCGAACTTGCTGGTCACGAGAACACGGGGGCGGTTGGCCGCTAAAGACATTGTGTATGTTTCAGCAGTCTGATACATCAAGTTCATGATTATCTCAGAAGTAGGCTCATCACCTCCTTGGTTGTAGTAAGTACCTACATAATCTTTAACCAAGCGTTTTCTAAGTTCACGAAATGGCCTTAAGTTTCTTGTTGAATACTCAATGCACTTAAACAACCTTGCTCGTTCTTTAGGATCGTTAACGTCCATTAATCCCACCCTGCATTAATAAATTGTTTTGCTTTGTTTTGTTTTTGCTGGAATCTCCAGGCCATACTTCCGACAGGAGCATCTTCCATTGTAATGTCATCTATTTCAGGTCGTTTCTCAGCCGGACGTTCCTGTAAAGCATGCCAAGCTATGGCTGCCGCAATTACACGGTCACCATGAGATTGGCCTTTTGAGGAATCATCCTGGGTTTTCACACTGCGTGAATGGACAACTTTACCATCCTTGTAAACGTACTGACGACACTCCTCAAGTAATTTGTCGGAACGGATCATATACTGCTTAGATTGTACCGCACTACTCATTTTGGATAAAACAGCAAGTTTGTTTTTGTCGTTACTAAACCACCCTGGATTCTTTGTTTTCTTCTTAAATGATCTTCCTTCAGTGTTACGAAAATAGATGTTTGGGTAAAACCGATCTAAGATCTGCCTACCAAATGCACCACCAGGAGGACCATTCATTTCCCAGATTAAATAAGCATCACCAAACCATTTGCACGTTGCAATGACTAAATCAGCAAATGATTCTGGTCGTAATGTATTTGTAGCAAACTCAGCGACTTGTTCATTAGTCACACGATCCAAGACAACACACACGCTATTAGAGCTATAGGAACCTCCAAGCCCGGCAGCAATATCGCAACCGACAACGTACTGACCATTAGAAAGTGGTTTGCCTTCCGAGTCCCTGTGGCACCAGAGCTTCCATGGACCATCCTCTGTAATATTGAACTCCGGCTCAAGAGTATCTTCGTCGTAATGTAAAATGCCAGTGTTATAAGGGCGTAACAAACTTTCTTTTCCAATTTCGTACAAATCCTTTCCAAAGATCTGGTATTCAGAACCACCATAGTCACGATCTAATTCTTGAGCAATTGACTGAGGAGTGGCTCCTGGCCGCATACATTCTTGATCATAGTATGGACTTCTAGTCTTTCCGTCTTTGACGTGTAAATAATCCTCGGGGAAATCATACTCCTTATCCAGGATAATCACTTCTCCAGCGTCACTTGTATACAAGCCTTGTTTTCTAACAGGATGTTCTTTCCAGTCCATGATTACTTTAACCATGTTAGAATCCTGGTGCATTACATCGTAGTAGGCACCACTGGCACCTTTTGGTGTAGACACAAACATGCGGCAATCAGTAGCATGCTGAGTAGCTGCTAAAGCTTTGTAATCATCGCCATTTGGAAAGGCTGCGTATTCGTCGATAGCGATGCATTTTTTACGTCCACCACGGAAAGCATCTTCCGTTGTTGAAGCACCTTCAAACGTAGATCCGTTACTTTGGTTTTCCATTAACATTGCTGTTCGGTACAACTTAGGACGCATCCAGGGGGGCAAGCCCCCCTTGCCCCCGTCACCTGTAAGAAGAAAGTCCAGCTTCCACATTAACGTATCTTTCTTACCTGGTTTGTCTACAAGGTCAGCGGTACGAGACATAATCCCAAAACTACTAAAGTCGTAGAACATCCATTGATAAAACAATAGCGTTAAGAACATCCAGGTAGCCCCAAGGTCACGAGACTTTTCAATACCGATGTCCTTATCACCCAAGGCTTCATTCATGATTAAAAAATCACGATCCTGATACTCGTAAGTCAAAAACGGTATTACGTTAGAACTAGTACCACGCAGCCGAGAAGATCTAGGCTCATACAGCCAACAAAAGACATTAATAAAAAACAATATGTCTTCACGACAAGCTGTAAAAAGAACTCGTTGCTTTTCAACAGTATCTGCCCATTTGAGAAGATCCCTGCGATACTCCAGGTTCTCTTTAAGAGTCTTAGGCACTTGATCGTATAAGCTCATTATCTTCCTTTATTAGATATTTGCCAGCATCTCTTCTATTTGGGCAATCGTATGATTAGTGGCTTTCATTGTTTTATCTTCGTCTTTGCCACTGTTAATCTTCATCTGTTCACGGATAACAAGCTCCATAAACTTAGTCTGGTTACCCACTGCCCAAACTACCATGCTCCACGCTCCAGGCGTGGGAGCATTCTCAGGAACAATAAGCCACTCATCCAGATCGCCCTTACACTTATGTAAATTATGAAAGACCCAGGCAATGTCTTCCGGCAAATCAGACTCCTGGATGTCATAGTCACCAAGCTGATCAAGGAGATCTAGCTGTTCCCGCTGTAATTTAGCAGGAGCTCTCTCTTCTTCCAGTCGCTGTTTCTCTTGCTCCTTTTCCTCCGTCGCCAACTGTTGTTCCTGTACCTGTAACCAATCGGCCTGTACTTCCCTCTCTTTGTCCGGTCCTTCATACCCCATCTCCTTACACGCTTCAAAAGAAGCAGTCTTTTGTGGTTTACCTTCAGCCAAAAGTCTTTCGTACACTTCTCGGTAAAGGTGGTATTTTTGCTCCCTCTTCATCCTGTCAATGAATAGAGCCCAACCAGGTCTTCGTCGTTTTTTCTTAGCCATGTGTCTTTATCGTCATGTGACTTGTTATTGCACTACTGTGCGTAAATGATAATCCAATTACCTCAGCATCCATTTCCGTAGCTGTAAGGGTTATAGACCACTGCCCGTTTCCCTCATGAGCAGCTGAATTAGTAGTAGATCCCTGGGTACCTCCATCTTTAGTTATCTTAGTCGTAACGGAACCGCTAGTAATAGCGGAACCGTCTACTGTGCTTACCAACATAAACGTGTATCCGGTTAGGGCTACGCCCTGCCGGAACAGGTCCTCTGCTGCTATGTCCCCAATGATTTGATTTGCCGGTACGTAGTACTGGATTGTAGGATTAGCAGATCCAAATCCACGGGTAACAATAAATTCAATAGTGTTTGTACCAACAAATCCAGGACCAATTAAATCTTTAATTGCCATTTTGACCCCTTGCGGTATTGACGACTGACGTTAAAATGTTCATATACGGAACGCTTCATGTAGGTGTTTACCCGACTGCGAGCCCCCTTACGGGGCTCGCTTTATTTATGGAGATGATGCTCTCTTACGTTCTGTCGGACTTGTTGCATCGTCTAAAGTAAACTTCATCTTTACAGTGCTTCCATCTAATCCGTAGCAATCAACATCTGTTCCTGAAACAGTAAACTGGCTACAAGCTGAATAGATCATATACAAGAGCTGCGCTGGTGTAGCTGCCGCATTGTCATTAGCATAAGCTTCCGTTAAAGTTGCTCCCCAGTGAGCTGTAAGTGCGTCAGCGCACTCACTCTGAACCTCTGAATCCCATGCAGAGTTCCACGGTATAGCAGATAATCCAGCTCCTGCTGAACCAATTACAGCAGTGTCTGTCAAAATGTTGTCTATTATCAAATCTAGCCTACCGCCATTAACCCAGTCAGTTTGAAGCTCATTGGTGTCTGCAACAATATCAGCAAGTTTAGTGCTATTACTGTCCATTTCCGCACGTATCTGAGCGACTGTAGGTGCAGATCCTCCACCACCCGTTGTCCAAGCAGAATCACCCCTGTCCCTGAGAGCTTGTAAGCTCTCAGTTGTATTAACGTAATCATCCCAGTCAGCAGTAGATTCCTTACTGACCAGCTTAGCGACGATAGAGTTGTCTGTGACATCTGAGCCAGCCACGGAAGCTGATACCAAGTGATCTAAGCCTAAAGCAACCAGTGCATCATTGACTTCACTCTGCACCTCAGAATCCCAGGAGGAGTTCCATGGCACTGCCGACAGGCCAGAACCATTAGAACTAATAGCGTCTGTAACCACCTTAATAGCATCAACCACTGTTTTAATAGCATCTGTTTTGGTAATTAAGTTAGCACTGGAAGCAAATAACGAATCATATGCGTCCTGCTCCAGAACTTGCATGTACTTAAATACCGACATACATCCCGATTCTTTAACGGAAATACAGAGTTCACCAACAGTGTCTGTATCAGTAGCATCTAGCGTGATAAGGTAAAAACCGTTAGTTTTCTCCGTACCACCACCACTGTTCTTGTTAGCAAAGTTTCCACCAGCCTTACTGAGCTTTACATCACTAACAGCTATGCTTGGGGATTCTACAGTTTTACCGTCATCTTCATCTAAAAATGGGCCAATCATAACTTCTTGACTGGCAGTAGATTTTCTTAAAAACATCTTATTTCCTCATTTGTCTGTAGATAAGATTCATTGCTGTTATAGGAACCGAAGCACCGCCTCCAGCTTCTTGTGTCTCTAAATACGCTTGCGTAACCCGCATGTACTCACCACTGCCTGTATTGGAAACCATTGTTATCCGCAGCTTTAAGTCTGTCCAATCACTAATACCACTAACGTCTGAAACAGTGTAAGAATATGCAGTATAACTACCCGTACTTACACTTGAATTTGTTGTTGTAGCTTTAACTGAAGTTCCCTGTAACAGCTCTATTTTTAACGTAGGCTGACCATAACCGCCATCTTGGGTTTTTGCCTTGTATTTAATGTAAGTGCCCGAAGAACCAGGTGCAGACACGTTGCTCAGGCTCACACGGCACCCCTCATCACTACCACTGTCAGATGCTGCTATGTACGTTGTGCCGTCATCAGCACTGGTCTCATCAATGGCTAAGTGCAGGTTTGAGCCGCCAGACTGGTCAGACCAGCCAGTCCAAGTTCCTTCCGTGTCAGTGCTATCTGTAGCATCTGGCCTAGCATATTGAGCCATTATTCGTCTTCCTCTTCTAAATCAGTCAAATCCTGGAATGATGCCAGGTATTGTGCCGAACAATGCGTACAGAACACCAAAGCAGGGTAAAGAACGTAATCACCCTCTTGGTCAACCTCTTCTTTTATCTTACTCTCTATGTACTCTTTTTCCATAGAGATTGCTCTCTCAAAGTTCTCACGCCCACAATTATCGCAATCCCAGCGGAAAGCGTGGTGTAAACGTGCTACCATGTCCTCCATTCCACTCATAATCAGTCCCTCCCAGGTACCCTACTATTCTACTCCATAGGGTCGAAAAATGCATTCGCTAGGAATGGAGGCTATATGTATAGATACACGCGTGGGGGTGGGGGGTTTGGTTCTATATATAAGGATCGCGCGCGTGGGGAAAACGTTTTTGTGAACCGAACATAAGAAACATTATAGGACGTTTGCAGAGGTTGAATGATTCACGATCCAGCCCGTGACCGAACCGGTGGACGATGGTGGTTGTGATCTAATCTTCTGCCAGGTGCGCAAGAATGTCTGTAGATGAACGGGTGACAGCTGGACAGATGGCCATTGCTCCCCGTGATGACTAGCCTAGGCCGTACCCATAGCCCCCAGTACACGCAATGCCACGTACAACCACCACCACAACAAACGGCGTACACTCTGCAAGGCTTAAAGTTCTATAGCCGTAACAACCGATTCTATATACAATGTTGCAAGTAATTACTATTCATTAACAAGGAGCATTAACAATGCAAAGAGTACACCCAGTTACCAGTATATTTAATCAGATGCCGAACGAATTGAAGTACATCGTTTATAGCGCGTACGCATCCTATATAGATTGTTTTGATCTTGAGGAGATTAGCCGTGCAGTATTGGAGCATATCCAATCGAACGAACCTAGCGTATGGTTTGAGGATCTTCCGTTGGTATGGCATAGCGAGTACATAGAGGTACTGCTTGAGGAGTTGCACGTTATCGGCACCGAGTACGGAGAAACATCCGTTGCAAAGTTGCAAGGTGACGGCGTCCTAGACTCTGATCATTCAACCGTTGCTCAATCTGCGCTAGCTTACATGTTGTCTAAAGATGCAGGGCTGGCTAGTCCAGCAATCCACGCAAAGGCTGGTATTGTCGTTAACCTATCCCATGAATTGAATTAGGAGTAAACACCGTGAAGGTATTACAAGAGATACAGAAGTTTAAAAGGGGGAGTGTAGGCGTAAGCCTACTTCCCGCTGGCCATGCTGGCGCGTGTGCTGGTTGTAAAGTGCGGGACTGCTACGTACTAACGCTTTATAAGCATAGGCAGTACATCAAGCAGGCACACAATAAGCGGTTAAAGATCTTAGACGTAGCCGCAACGCTGGACGCTGCCCGACTTGAACTGGAGCAGCTTATTCTATGCGGCTATGAAATACCGTGGTTGAGGATCAACCCACTTGGCGCATCTCCTACGGTTAAATTCTTGAAGGATAAGAAGATTCACCGTAGGTACTATGCCGCAGCCCGTAAGCTTTTGACCGTTGCCAATGATGCTGGAATCCCCGTTCATTGGCCGGTACAAGGTAAAGAGAAAGCAAGGCAACACCGGCGTCAATTGGGTGACCTATGCGTAATACGTGAAAGCATGCCCCCGTTGCATGATATTGAATCGTTTAACGGGAACAGTACGGTCAGCCGCTCAACTGGTGCCCGTGCCGTGATTGTCGGTAAAAAGGGACAAGGCAATAAAAATAATCTAGCCGCTGCTGAACAGGTCGCGCAATGTCTAAGGGATAACGGAAACACTGTCAGCGTTTGCAGTGCAACCCGTGAAGCCTTCGCCGTGGCAAGTGAACGACCTAGACGGAAGAAACGACAAGGCGAGTTGTGTGGATCGTGTACAGACTGTGCGAATCCTTCCGTTGACGTTGTCATATACCCTTGGCATGCATAACCTGATCTAGACTTATGCCAGGCATGCAGTTATTATAACAATCTAACCAAACACCAGCTCTACGGGGCTGGTATCTTTATTACGCCAAACTCAAGGAGAATTGAAATGGCAAAGACTTTAGTGCTTCACGCAATACCACAACCACCTACTACCCACAACCACAACAACTTGAAAGAAGTATTGGACACCATTGCTTGGGATAACACTGCACCGTTTGAGTTCATTCAACCACAAATGTGGACACCTACAGTTTATGAAGGCTACTCGGTGTGCATCATTGGAGATGAATTGGCCGCATATAACCCTGATGGACTTTACATCAACAACGTAGCCTCATTGTTCCGGTATGAGAGCTTTGGGCAATACGCAGCCGCTATCAATAGCATTTGGAAAGAAGAAGCTCACAAGGGAGCTGATAAGAGTATCACTGCTGAAGAGGCTAAAGCACTGGAGTTCAACAGGATCGTTGGTGCCGTAGCCATTGTGCAATTCAGCAATGACACTGAAGAACTACTGGATCTGGATCAGGACATCATCAACCACTTCACTGTGTTGTGGAATGCAATGATTGCTGATCTGGCAGGTTTCCCCTCTTCTGAAGGACATATCGACCATCTAGCAAAAACTGTTGTGGATTCAATCGAATCTGTACAAGGACGAATTAATGCGGAGCAGCGAACTGACTAGTTTAGTTTTCTTGCTATCCCTTGTTGGGATAGCATTTTTATTTTTCTATTTCACAAACAAGGAGAAAAGTTGTGAGTGAATACTTTGAATTAATGAGTTACCTAAGGAAGACGGGAATGCATAACTCGTATGAGTTTCCTGAGATCCTGATGGCACACTTTGATTTAACCAAACAAGAAGCAAGAGATGTTTTTAAGGCATGGTCTAGAGCCATGCAAGAGGGAGAATTAGTATGAAGTCGATGCATGAATTATCTGAATGGGATTGGGAATCTGAGGACAATGACGGCCTGCTGGGTGTTGTACGTGAGCAGATTGATATTCACGTCATTAAACATCTGGAGGAAAGCCTCAAGAGACTCAGAGAGGTCAGGAGAGCCACTGACCCACACAAACTACGTGATGAACATGAGAGAGGCTTAGAAGAGCTTGTGATGGCTTTACATGGGGCTCAGGAGCATTGGGTGTACCAATGGGAGGTTACCATGGAGGCCGAAGAAACTAATCGTTATACGGCCACTGTGGAAGCCCGTACATCTGAAGACGCCAAGACATTAGCCTACTCAAAATTTGAGTGCGATGATGTTGAGGAAGAACACAACGTGCATTCTGAAGGACACGCATACAGCGATCTCCAGTGGAATGTGTATCAACATGACGAAGATTAACTATTCATTACCCAACCTGCTGGTCGAAAGACCAGCGGGTATTTTTTTGTGCCTGATCTAAAGTTATTCCAGGTGCGCAGGAAAGAACACAGATGTCTAACGATAAACAGCCGGTCGATAAGCCGGAACAGGATGGTGAGGATTACATCACAATGATGGATGCCATTATCAATGGCTACATTAGCTTCCAACAACTACCGGCGGGAACATTCCTTGGTACTGATGGCAAAGTGAAGGAGATACCTAAAGATGACGTGTAAGTTTAGGTTATTCCGACTAACACAGCAGTTTGTCAGTGAGAAGGAAGCCGAGGGGCTTCCTGTTCCTGAGGACTTTGTTGTGGGTAAGTGGGAGATCGAAGTGATATGGCCTGATGACACCGTTGATTATGTCGGATGGTACAAGACTAGGAAAGAAGCTCAGCAAGACCTGAACGGTTTCAGGAAAGACTACAACTGGGCTGCAAGATTACTATTCAGAAAGGTAAAAGTCTGATGAAAAAGGAAGAACACAGTTACGACTACATGAAGAGACTCAGTAGTTGGAATCTTAGCGTAGGTGGAATAGGAGGTGCCGAGCTTGCGAAGCAACGTGCGAGGAAAGCGATTGAGGGTAAGACGCTTAAAGAGTGCATCATGATCCTTGTGAAGGCTTCCAAGCAATACGCACACGATGCTGAAGTCGATTATGCACATCATGAACGTGAGTATTACTACAACGATGACTATGGTCATTTCAAATGCCCCGATAACGGAAAGAATGAATTAGAATTCTGGCAATCCACTCAGGAGCTTGTTGTGGCAGCCGAGATCGTTGAGAAGGCTCACCTATGGTGCCTACGTGCAGAGAACTACAACAGGAAGCTTGTGGAGTTCGTTAATAAGCTGGCAGACCAAAGCGAGGAAGGTGATTGGCTACCTCCCGCATCTACTTGGGGTGAGGATTGCCAACCGGATTTCAACAAGTGCTATTCGCATTTAGCCGAGATTTGTCATAAAGCTAAAAAACTGAAGGAGAATGAAGATGAGACCAATTAAAACCTTAGACGAATTAAAGAAAATAGCCGGATCGTGGGCAGGGCTGCACAACAGCTTTGTGGACGGTGATGGCTGCGAATGCTTCATAGTACTTAATGGGAATGCTAGATCGTCTAAGACGATCTGGTACTTCCCTGAAGGGCAACCAGCATCTGATTGGGATGATACCGATGTGGCCAGTGTAGATGGCTTCCTTGATGAATATGAGAAGAAGGATATCAAGGTGAAGTGGATGGTCTTCCACGACATTTCAGGGGCTTATATGGAGTACGTGGATGATGATGCATTTCTGCTTCACACGTTGATCTCAGAAGCATTGGAGAAGGGTGCCTTGTACGAGTATGTCTTTGACTACGATGCTGCGAGGAAAGAACTTGAGGAAATGAATGAAAGGAATTCAGAATGAGTTACATCACAAAGATAGAAGATTTTAGCATTGTTAAGATCAGGCATGAGATCCGTGAGGTATTCCAACCAGATGATCCCTTTCAGGAATCCACCAAGAAAGAATTGGAGGCAGCTATCCACAATAAGTTATGGATGTTCGATCACATCAGCCTAAGAAAAGAGGATGATCGTCAGACCCGTGAGCTGGTAGAATTTATTGCAAAGCAAGAGATAAGGCATTTGCAACTTCAATTCTACAAGGAATGGAAACGTGAGCAGGAACATAGCACTGAATCTGACCAAGGAGGAGTACTTTAGGATACGAGAACAGATAAAGTCTGGGATCGCCGATACGGACAGCTCAAGGGCTGTCCGTATTTTATTGCGCTGGGAGGCCGATTTCAGGAGCCAATTGGCTATGAAAACTCAAGTGTCCAACACAGTCAAAAAAAGACTGCCCTACCTAGAGAAGGTGGGTTATATAATCCACCTGCGCAACTCGGGCATGTCATCTGGCAAGATAGCAAAACGCATGAATCAGCTGCGAACTAAGTCTTCTACCAACCGCAGCTGGACTCCCTCAGCAGTCAAAACCTTGCTCAGAACCTACACGGAAGCTCAACTACCAGACAACTACAACGCTGAAATCTGGGAAAAAGAAGCTGAAGAGAGGGCTCGTAAGTTAACAGCCCAAGAGATCGAACGTCTTAAAAAAACCATTACAGCTAAAATTGGACTTGACGGATGAATATGGTTTATGCATATTTATAATGGTCTTTAACTAAGACGACTTCTACTTGATTCTTGCGAGCCCTTGAGGGGGCTCGCTAAATACAACTACTACAACTACTACAGCTAGTTGGGAAAGGAAGGTTCGATGGATATCTTTGATCCAGATAAGATAACTATCTCTGAAGCTGCAAAGCTTCTACACAAAACTCCACAGTCGATCCGTAACTGGGTCAACAAAGGATTGGATGCCAGAAAGATTGGCAAGACTTGGATGACAACTAAATCGGCTCTTGAAGAGTACATTAACAAGAACGAGGTGTCATCGGATGAGTAAGCACTTAGCCGCTATTTCAAACTACAAGATGGAAGAGTATGACAAAGCTAAGCTTCGTGCACTTGTTCTCGGTTACTTCTATCGATATGCTGCCGACACATGGTACGCAGTTGACGTAGAGCGTAACTTTGAAATTGAACTGAAGGTAAAACCTTATGTATTTGTTGGTAAGATAGATACGCTGATCACGGACGATAATCACGGTCTTGTTATGCTGGAGCATAAGACTACTGTGAACGATCTAGGAGATCTGAATAAGCCATACTTCAAAAAGCTGGCTTATGATTTGCAGCTATCTGCCTACCACATGGCTCAGCTCTTCATGGAGGAAGAGTTAGAGCAAACTATATACGATGTTGTTCACAAGCCACGGATTCGTCCGAGGAAGCTGAAGAAAGCGGATATAGAAGAATTGCAGGTCGGGCACTATTGCAACCTTATGTTGAAAATCCCTATACCAGCAGTAGATGTTGGTGATGTGGAAACGCCTGGTCTGTACGAGGCACGCCTGTTCTCGGAGATCCTAGCTGACCCAGATAAATACTATCTGCGTCACGGGAACCTTCGCCGAACTACTGCACAATGTGAAGAGACCTATCTGACGTTAAACACAATCGCTGATCACATCAGGGATGCCCGTGTAAACGGTAGCTGGTACCAGAACAGCAGTGCATGCTCTAAGTTCAATACCCCATGCGAATACATTAACATTTGCTGTGGGACATCCAGACCTGATGACGGATCTTGGAGGGAACGAAAAGGTTCTGATCTGTCTGGTGAATTTAACTTGAGTACATCCGGCATACACACCTTCATGGAGTGTCGCCGAAAGTACTACTACCGATACGTCGAACGTATCGAAAGAGATCGTGAAGAGCAACCGTTAGCTCTCACATTTGGCTCTGCATTTCATGAGTGCTTAGAGTCATTTTGGAATTCTACTAAAAAGGAAGAAGTTCATGAACAAAGTATCAGCTAATGCTATTGGAAGCATTCTGACCAAGGTAAAGGCCAAAGCCGAAAAGCTACCTTACCGAATCGTTATTTATGGTCGTGAGGGCGTTGGGAAGACATCATTCCCTGCCGAAATGACCAATCCTCTCTACCTAATGAGCCGCAATGAGACAGGTCTTGAAACCCTGATCTCAAGTGGTCAACTGGGTGAGACTAGCCACCTACCTGCGTTTAGCACTTGGGCTGAATTCATGGGATGTCTAGAAGAGCTGGCTACAGCAGAGCATGACTTTAAGACAGTCGTTGTTGATTGCCTTAATGGCTTTGAAGAGCTGTGTCTGGAACATGTTCTGGATACCCAGTTCAATGGTGACCATGCCAGCTTCATGGCATACCACCGTGGTTACGCTGCTTGTGCGAACGTGTTCAAGGAGCTGACGATTAAACTTGATCGATTGCGTGTTGAGAAGGGGATGACCATCGTGTGCCTAGCACACAGTCGTCTGGCTAAAGAACGCAACCCTCTTGGCGAAGACTACCAGTCTTACAAGATCGATCTTCACAAGGACAACAGTGATGTCATCCGACAGTGGGCTGACGCAGTACTGTTTTTCAATTTCTTCACCACTGTCGATTCAAGCGGTAAGGCAAAAGGAGGCAAGAAACGTGTCGCCTACTGCGAACCTGAGGCTGGGTTTGAGGCCAAGAACAGAATGGGCCTGCCAGCATCTTTTGATTTGGGTTCCTCTTCGTCTGAGGGATTCCGTAACTTCGTTAAACTATTCTCAAAGGAAGCATAGTACATGTTACTAGGTAAATTTGAATGTGAGATTGCGGGCCACCGACTCACAGTTTCCAGCAATGGAAATCATCAGGTGGAATTTGACCTCAACGTGCTCTTTAAACTGAATGCCGATGGCACCAGAGAAGCCGTTGAAGGTGGCGTAAGACGGAAGAAGTGGATGACGCTTACCGACAAAACGATTGACCGTTTTGCTGAGGATCTAGCCTTCGTAGGGTTTACAGGTAGTCCTGCCCAGCTTGATCCTTCACATAACCAACATGTGAGCTTGATTGGGAAGATTTCTCCTTGGTTTTCCAGCAAGTCAAGTTACAACGGCAAGGATCGTGAAGAGTGGAATGTAGATCGACCACGGGCAGCTCAGGCTCCCACGGCCATCGATCAGCACACTCTAATGGAAGCGGATGCCCTCTGGGGAGACAAATTCAAGTCCTCCCAGACTTCCTATGGCGGCTCACAGGGTACAGCCCCTCCGACTGACCCAGGTGACGCACCGTTCTAGGTTTGTCCGTCTTACTAGTAGCACTGGGAGTTAACGCTCCCAGTGCTTTTTTTTGCAAGGAGAAAACATGTTATCTGAATTAGACAAATCAATTGTCGTAAACACCTTCAAAGGAAGAGAGGATATCTGTGCCCACGACTTCAGGCCGATGGATAAGGAGATTACGATTGAGGATTATCGAACTCTACACCTTACTGGGGATACTTGTGTTGGTTTTTATGTTCTGCGGAAGGACAACACAGTACATTGCAGCTGCGTTGATTTTGACGACCATGATGACGCCCCCAATCCTGAATGGCGTGAGGATGCTCAGAAGGTCTTCAACTTCTTAGAGTCGGAAGGATACACACCGACAGCTGAAGTGTCGTCAAGCGGCTCAGGGGCTCACATATGGCTGTTCTTTGAGGACCCTATACCAGCATGGCTCATTAGGAAGTTTTGGACGGGTGTTTCCAAAAAGGTAGATCAGAAGTTTAAGGAGATCTACCCTAGACAGGATAAGCTATCTGGTAAGGGTCTGGGGAACCTAGTGCGACTACCCTACTGGAACAAGAGTAGGTTCGTAGATGTTAACGAGTCGTGGGAAGAGCTTGATCGATTCACACCAACGTGGACCTATCGGAGTGAGATAGAAGCTTCCTGTATCAGGTTCGGCACCTCATTGGTGCCTCCTGTAAAGGATGAATACGGGCTTCCTGGTGAGATCGCAAGCATGATCAAGAACCAAGACAGCCGTTTGTACGGGAAGTGGCACAGGATGTTTAACGACTCGTTTGACGGGGACAGGTCTACAAGTGCCAGTGTATTCTACATAGCCTGCGAGCTGGTCTACCAGCGAGTGCACACCGATGTCATCAAGAGCACCTTGAGACACTGGTGCGAGAAGGAGGGGTACGACAAAGGTGATAACGATGTTTGGCTTAGTACTGTTATTAACAATGCTTATGATAGTGTACGTAATAGACTCAGTAGCGAAAGCGAACAGTCGTCAGAAACCGTGGTAGATTGTGCCAACGTATTCCTTAAGAGTGTTGGTGCTAACCATTACTTCGGCAGCGGTATAGCTGCCGTTGACTACTCAATTGATGGTGTTGGTCCAGGGGAAGTGGCAATCATTGCAGCTCGCCCTGGCCATGGTAAGTCAGCTCTGGCTTTGCAATGGCTGATCTATCAGGCTCAAAACAACATCAATTGCTTAATGTTGAATGCTGAAATGTCAGCGAGGGAAATTGGTAGGAGAGTTGTTATGAATGGCTTTCCTGAAGACGAAGCTTATTGGGAGGAAAATAAGAATGAGATCATGGAGAAGATTGAGGAATACTGGAAGGATAAGGGGAAGCTCTTTTACCGACCAGTTGGAAGTATTGAAGATGTTGAAACTAACATCAAGTCCTACGTCGAAAACAAAGGGGTACAACTCGTTGCTATCGATTATCTTCAACTTCTACGCTCGTCAACATCAAGCGGAAGATATGAAACTGTCACAGAGATTTCACAACGCATCAAAGGATGTGCCCGAGACTACAACATCGGAATTCTTGCACTTTGTCAGGTTTCCCGAGAGGTGGAGAAGAGGGATAATGTAGAATTTCAAGGGTCAGACTTAAGGGAATCAGGACAGTTAGAGCAGGATGCCGACCTAATACTGTTCGGTTGGAATTATGGTAAAGACAATAATTCTGACAACCCACGCAGGTACGATGTACACGTTGCTAAAAGACGTAACGGTCCCGTAAAGAAGCAGAAGCTTCACCTGCGATTTGAATCTTCGGAGCAACGGTTTTATTGATGCGTATAGGATCATATGTAAAGGCCAGCTTAAAACAATGGTACCTCACATCAGATGTAGATGACCCACTAGAAGATTGGGCCATTGAACATTTGAGGTGGGAGTTACCTGAAGCTATTGAGATCATGGACGAACGGATTCGCCGGGTCTCAACACAAATTAAAGAGTCTTGGACTTTGGAAGAAGCTTGCAGGCGATATGTCGGCAGGACTGATTACGAAGCCAGTGTACCGATAATAAAAACACTTTTTGAAAACTCATCTATGAGTGCAGAGGAATTTTATGACCAATAGTAGAAGGAAGGGTGCCAGGGGCGAACTCGCTGCTGCTAAGGAGCTCACCAGGCTTTTTGGATGCGATGCCAGGAGATCACAGCAATATTGTGGCGTTGCGGGCGATGCGGATCTGATCACCAACATGCCTGGTTTGCATTTTGAGATAAAGACTGTGGAGCGTTTTCAGCTGCACAAAGCTTTAGAGCAAGCTGAAACAGATAAGAAATACCACGACAGACAGATCGTAATTTACAAGAAGAACCACAAACGGTTTGTGGCAGTCATGTACTTAGAAGACTTAGGAGACATCAGTGACCGAATCACAGAATTCAATAAGCGAGACCCTCTTCAAGATGGACAGGCCGACTAAGCCAGTTCATTATGCGTATGAGATCCAACCATGGGACGTTATAAAAGACTGGGATCTGGACTTCTGGGAAGGCAATGCAGTTAAATACATTTGCCGAGCTGGGGGTAAAGATGGTAATTCCAGGGCTCAGGACATCAGGAAAGCAATTGAAAACCTTAAAGAGGTTTACCAACAATGCCTGGAGGATGAGGTCAATGGTTGATTTTTTAGTCAAAAGCCCAATGCTGTTCTTTCTGTTTGCATTGGCATTAGCATTTTTTTTGTACCAATTAAGGAAATACAATGAGCAGGCCGGAGGATTATGAATGCAATAGCTGCATGGGAACTGGGATCGGTAAGCACGGACCAGTAGACAAATCAAGATGCGGCATTTGTAGAGGAAAGGGTTCGTTAAACGTAACCGACGAAATGGATTACGAGAACTATATGGAAATGAAAATGGATCTAATGAGGGAGGACAAGGATGGACAGGCGAGATAAACTAGCAGCTTTAGACCCTGAAATAGTATGTGCTGAAGGCTTTGATGATTGCATCTTAGGGTTAGCGGAAGGGGCCAGCATTCCTATGCTGGCCGTGTACGATACCAATAAGGTCATCATAAAGCTGTCAGAAGATATGACCGAGGAAGAAGCTCGTGAGTTTTTTGAATTTAATATTGTTTCAGCTTACGTAGGTGAGCGAACCCCTATATTTCTAACAAGGTTATTTGATGATGGACAATCGAAAGAAGTTTCTAACCCACCTGAGGGAGAGTCGTAAGGCTGTCTGGACAGTCGCTGAGGCCCTGTTTGATCAGGGCTTCAGCCCTACGATCAATTGCTCTGGGGAAATGCCTGAGGGCGGGAACAGAGTGGACTACGTTGATGATGGTGATCTTCACATCAACCTGAAGATCGAAGTAAAGCACCGCAAGAAGCTCAGCTGGACATGCAGGGAAGACTTCCCTTACCCAGATCTATTCATATGTGCCAAGAGAAGCTTCGACTTTTCGTTCCCCAAGCCTTACGCCTACATCAATCTCAATGATTCGATGTCTCATGTGGCCATTATTTACTCATCCACCAGGCCCCATTGGGAAGAATTCAACATGCCAGACAAGCGTTATGGGGATGGATACGTGCAGAAATCATACCGTGTAAGCACTGACCACGTAGTTTTTGGGACTATTGGCGACGATCTTCTTGATCTTTCATCCATGTATAAAGAGCCTGAATCTCTTCAATAGTGGCATCATTCTTTAGATGGTTGGCCCTGAAGCTGATCACATTCACGTTGTCTTTAGTGTAGCCCTTGGTGTTATCAAACCTATCAAGAGAAGGATGATGGTCAGGGTCCCGTTTATCTAACGGGATTCCAAAGACAGGACAATGAGTAGGTATCTCAACGTCTTCTGGAACCAAATCAAAGAAGACGTTTTTCCTTTTACACCTAGACTTTACCTGTGCCATCATTCTCTTCTTGGGGTTTTCTCTGACCCACTTTGAGACCCGTGAAGAGTTCACCACGTTGTTCCTGGTCTGCATAATTCTGTCAAAAGGCCAATCCTTGAACTCGGGTTTCTTCGAAAGCTCTCTGCTGCTAACTGATCCATACTTCTCAAGTGCCTCACGCATCATCTGTGCGTAAGAGTCATTCATTTCTTCTTAGTCCACCAGAACAGTATGTGTTTGACCATTCCAGCCATCCCAGTCTCCTGGTATCCGGCATCCTCCAGGACACTCTTCAGTAGGCAAGCTACCTCGGTGCTGCTGGTACGGATCATGGCTCGTTTACGTGTCTTGGGTATGATGTATCTAATTCTCATGCTTTCATCAAAGACAGTACAACAGTCACTAATGCTCCCAAGGCTGCACCTAATGCAGTCTTAAAAGCCCAGCTGGTTGCCTGGCTTTGCTCCTTAACTTCATGTTCTACGTGATAGAGCCGAGCTTCAAGGCTCGGCTTACCGTTCCCTTGGAACAGTTTGTTTAATGGTTGTAACTCAGTTCGGATAGTCTGCTGTAAATTATCTACACGACTCTCTAGCTTAACTAAATCCCTGCTGACTTTTTGCAACTCTTTGACTACCTCTTCAGACATCTCTACTCTCGTTTCTTATCTGGATTGACGCTGGAGATGCTGTCAGCAACTATAAGCCCAGTCACCGTAATGACTAGATTACTAACCGCTTCTTCAGTGATCCCATATTGCTCTAACTTAAAAAAGTTCCAAGCTGCCATAAACAGGATCGTGAGTAATCCAGACACAACACGCTTCGATTTTAATGAACTCAAGAAGTCCATTAATACTGCTTTTATGTTTTCCATGTTAACCTCCAAATATCCCAGTTTTGAATGCAGCGAAACCGCCCATTACCAAACCTATTAGTATCACAAGCCACTTCAAACGAGTCCCCTTAGCCTTAAGGAGCTCTGTTTTCTGGGCTGTTTTATCTAGCTTGTAGTCTCGTTTACCCTCTTTACGGTCCCCACGGGCAACGTATTTGGGCTCATGACCGTGAGCTATAGCCTCTGTGGTATCTTCTGAATTAAGATAGTACCCCCACTTATCAAGCTTCTTAGCTCTTCTATTTTTGCTCATCTGTATACTCACTTAAAATGCCAGACTTGGCTTCTCTTTCTTCTGGAGAAGTAGAAGAGTCCAACATCCCTTCAATAGTCTTATCGCTAAAGACTGGTTTCCTATCGGATCTATTGATAAAGGCTTGTATGTCGTCCTTGGGTACGTTCCAGGTTCTAAGTGTATCCTGGATATTGTCCAGGCTTAATCCCAGCTTCCTGGCTGCGTAAACTGTACGCCCCATTTCATCATACAGCATGGCATTATCATCACGAAACTTTATCATCTTCCTACGGAAAGTATCGGAGTTTTCGCTAAATCCAGAACGTCTTAAATCGTCCTTGATAACCTTTAGTTTGGACCTAAACTCTGAAGCCTTCAGGGTTAGCTTCCTTTCAGCGTCAACACTAGTCATCTCAACTCCGGCAAGCCAACGCATTGAAGCTCCAAGCATACTACGCTTCACACCTGTTCTGGTTTCCTCATTTTTCATTGCTTCCATAAACCGCTGAGATTCCGTAACGAATCCAGGAACAAAAGGTCCTCTTGCTCCTGATCTAAGCCCCAGGGTTACGTGGTCAATTGAATTCTTCATCTTATGCCAAGTGCTATCAAGAGAGTCATAAACTTTCTTTGCGTATTTTGGCTGACCTGCTCTAAATGTTACGTCCACAAGCTTACTTAAATATACGTCTTCATCCAAATAAGGTTCTAATCCTTCAAATACAGCAGCCATTAAACCGTCAGCAAGACCGTGCCTTTTGGTGTGTCTGTATCCAGCTGAAATAATATCCCCGAAAGCCAGGTGAGGCATTACCATGGAAAGATCAATAAACTCTGGACCTTCATCACCCCACTTCAAAACAACCATGGTGTGGTCTTTTTGCCACTCTGGAAGCATCTCCAAGTAAGCTTCTACTTCTTCGTCATCGTCAAACATCATCATTGGAAGCAAGGATCGTAATAGGACCGACATCCCTATGTCAGCTGCCAATCCAGAAGCCAGTCTAGTTAAACCTCGTTTCTTTCTGACTGGGTTATCACTCTTCAATTCCTTAGCGATAGTAAGATACTTACCTATCGTCGCTCTATAAAAACTAGATTGCCAAGAAGCAAAGGACCCGATAAATGGAGTACTACCAATTGCTTTTGGAAGCCTACCTATTCGGCTGTAAGTTGTAGTCATCTCCAAGACATTGTTTATTGCCGTTTCCTGTATGCCTAACATCTCAGCTCTTATTTGAGAGTCGCTTTTATTCTCCCCTAACTTGCGAGCTCTTATCTCATGCTCCCTTTCCTTTAGATACCCCATAATCTTTACCATGTCATCAGGCATGCGATACAAAGCCTTCAGGGAGTTCATTATCTTATTGTCAGTTATTGTGGTAAACGCACGATCAATCGTACGAGTAGTGGCTTGCAGAGCTGATTTACCGGACATCTTTTCTGCCCTCCCTTTGAATCCTTTATCCCACTTGCTTGCCGAAAGTTCCTGCATTTCCTTTTCATTTATCCTCCACTGGTCATTTGAAAGAACACCTTCTCTAAGGAGCATGTCTCCTAGCTCATAAAGGTCTTTATTGTTCTCGTCAAACTCGTCAAAGAAAGATCTTTTGAATTCAGCCCAGTTCTTGCCAATACCTCCTTTGGCTCCACGCTTCTTCCAGTCAACTGCTCTAACAGCCAATCCTAATGCGTGCACTGGAAATGCAGTAAGCAGTTGAATCTTGCTTGAGTGTTGTCTTTTGGTTTGATGCAGTGAGACAATGTAAGCTTTTCTGAGACTATCATAAGTGAACCAACCATTAACCAATGCATGATAAGTAGCATCTAATGGGTTCCTGGATTGTGCTCTTGGATTAGCCACAGTCAACATAGTCTTCGTGGTCTGACTTGCTTGAGCTAACATGGCTAGTGTTACATCAAACGGGTTACCCCGAGACTTCCAATGCCCAACTATGGTTTTATTGAATGCATTTTGAATTGCTTCATACATTTCTTCCGTAAAGAAGTACCCTGACTCAGATAGAACACCCCACTTGTCACCACTGAATGAAAATTGGTGGGTCTCACTACTGTTCTCGCTTATCTGATCACTAAACACAGAATCTAGGAGAATCTCATTCTGGAATTTTGCTGTCGATATTAAAGACCCCATCTTGCTTACAGTGATTGCGTAACCAGTTTCTGGGTCTTTTATCTCCCCGTATAGCTCCTTGAATACCTCATCAAGCTCCTTACGTTGCTTGAGAATACCCCGATCAAGCATGCTATTGTCTTCGCTTTCGACCACACCCTTCTTGGTGTGGTCGTTAATAATGCGTTGAACAATGTCCCTGGCTTCAGTTATATCTCTCTTAGTAGAGTTGAAATCAGGTTCCCAAATTTTTCTTGCAGCAGGACTGTTAGCCCACCTGGTTTTCCATTGTCCGGCTAAGTACTTAAGTGCTAATTTAGTATCACCACCAAAATTGCTGACAATGTTAGCATGTTGACCAGCAGCAAGCTCTTTACGAACCTGAGCTCGGTATGCTCGGTAATCTTTAGAGGCTTGAGTGTTCGGGTCACCAATCACATCTCTAATTGCCTTACTCTTAGCAGCTTCTTCCATGGACTTGTTGTCCTCTTCAAGAACAACCTCAGCCGCTTTTTCCATGAGCTCACGACCCCGTTCCGAATAACGAATCATGTCTACATAGTCCTGGCTGTTGAATAAAGCATAAGCCCTAGTCACATAAACATTGATGTTCTTGTCGATTTCCAACTTCATCTCTTCATTTATGCCAGGTACATACTGAAGTAGAAGCTTGGATAACTCATCAATGTGTTGACGAGCGTCATCCAGTCGTTTCATGTATTCATGGAATAGGTCTTCAACTTGCTTTAGCTCTTTAGGATCTTTAATTTCCTTAGCTAACTTTGTTGCTAAATTATTTCTGGCAGCGGGATCAGTGAGGGCCTCAAACAATGCTTGCTTAACTGCCTTGGGCAGCTTATCAATTCCTATTTTACTTCTAATCGAACGCATAGCATTAAAGTTACGCTGCATGCGGTCGTCAACTTCCTGTAAGAACCCTTCCTTCTGTTCAGTCAATCTAGTAAGCCGGTTCCTCTGGAGAGGGTCATCAATGTTGTGAGATCGCATTGCAGTCTTGAATAAATGCTTTAACCCCTTACCCCACTGCATCGGACGACCTATGAAGTTGTCAGCCCATTGAATAGATTTCAATTTCTCCTGGGCAGTTCTGATGTGACCTTGAGCTTTCGTTCTTTGGCGTTCACTCCTAGCTTCTTTAACTTCTTTTGAAGCGTCTCCAATTATGTCGTAGAAGTTTCTACTGTAACGGGAAGGTACGGTGCGGAGTCTATTTAGATAGCTCTGTTCCCGTCCCTTAACCTCACCGGCAAGTTTGCCTGAGAACCACTGGTCAATAATATAGTCCAGGTTCATTTCACGGTGACCGCTGTTAACCAAAACCTTGTTCCACATAAGACCAAGCCTACGGACTAAGTTTCTAAACTTTCTGAGTACCCCAGACTTGCTTCGCTGTCTGGTCTCCTGGTTAAACGCATCAGTCAGTACGTCTGCTGTAGCTTCAACAATCATATCCCAGCGTTCATTGCCTGTCATTCGGCCTTGCTCAATAGCCGTTTGAAGTATGAACTCCTGCATCTTATCGTCAAAACGACCGCCCATTTGGAGCATATGGGATATCTCATGAATGAGAGTCTTACTTCCACCAGGAGAAACATCCATACCTAGATCAGAGATCAGGATAACCTGATCTCCACCAGCTAATCGCATGTTAAGGAACATACCACCAGTAGCCGATACACCCGTATCTTCTCTAGCCTGGTCGTATTCTTCCATTTGACCATACCCTTCTACGTCTCCTGTCTGGTAAGGAATAAACTTCACATGCTTAATCCAAACAGTTTCCCCCCCAAGCTCATACTCAAAAGCACCAAGGGCTTCACTGTAACCGATGTACTTAAGACCTGGAATGTAGTCCTCAGCAGCTCGTGGATCGATGTCCCTGTCAGTGCCTGGGAGATTAGTCCACTCAAGGTGTGTAAACTGCTCACCCTCTTGCTGAGACTCTTCGGTTGAATACTGAGATAGGTCTATAGCATTCCCATCTTCATCAACGACTTGTCTACCTTCAGATTCCAACGAGAACAAGCTCTGCTGTGTCATAGGACCACCTTCTTCAGGAGGCGAATCCTTTTTCTCAGTTCTGCTTGTCCGTGTCGCATGCTTCTTAAGCTTGCGATTTTTGCGTTTAGGCTGTTGCTCAGCAAGTTCAAACTCTTCTGGAATTTGCTCAGCTTCTTCTTGAACCACGGACTCTACTTCGGGAGCAGCTTCTTCAATTTGTTGCTTAGAATCAGATCCTTCTTTTGCCTTGTTTAGTTCTGATAAAGTTTCACTAATGTTATCCCGAAAAGAATCTTGAAGTCTTTTTAGGTATTCAGCTCTTTCGTTACGATTAAAAGTAAGACCCATAGGAAGAGCATTTTTCATACCGTCAAGAGATGCGACACTGTCTTCACGGCTGTGCATAAACCCGTGAGAATACCCCAAAGCTTTATTGAAACCTTCTTCGACTTTAGTTTTCCATGCATCTGGAAGTTGCTCCCAAAACTGAATGACCTTCTCTGGAGTTATACTGGAGACATCGACAGTTACTGAACTAGAAGTTCGCCCAACGTACTCACCCCAAAGAATTGACAGCTCGTTTCCAGCACTAGCGTAAACATTGGCCCAGCCTAAGATTTTTGATGACCCAATTCCCCTATGCTCATACAAACGAGTTTCTTGTGGTACGCCATGAACATTTTTGACAATACCCAAAGCATAATTATTATCATTCTGAGGATTAACGAAAACTCCTCCTTCAGAAAATGGAACATCAAGCTCAAGAACGGCAGGAGCAGTAACATAGACATTTCTGTGCATCTTGTCACCGACAGAAATAGTTCCATCCTTAGAAGATCCTGTCCTTGTCCTGAGATACAGATCATCCCCGTACTCGTAGTAGTTCTTGGGGTTCCTGTAGCGTTCGTCCTGTCCAATGGCAAGCTTAAGCAGGTCATGGTTCTCAGGGTTATTGAACTCTACCTGGTAAGCATCAACCTCATCCTGGTCTACTGGCTCAGCTTCTTCCTGGGGAACTTCAAGCTCTTCGTCAATCCTGGAAGTGTAACGCTCGTTGTACATTCCATGATACAGGTCTACCACCGTAACTAATAAAGCGTCTTCTTTCTCTGGAAAAGTACTTAAGTAATCTTCAGTACTTAATCCAAGCTGAACAGCCCAACCCTCAAAGAGCTCATTAAAGCCCTCATCAAACATGTCTATAATGTCGTCTTCATTTTCAGCGATCTCATCATTTTCAATTTGCTCCAATATGAGATCATCCATCATTGCTGTGATCTCGTCCATTTCGACGGGGTCAAACTTGCGCGCATGTTCTTGCTTGGTTAAGACACCAACATTGTTTACTTGAGGCTGTGACTCACCTAGCTCTGATGCATAATAAGCTTTGACTTCATCAGAAATAAATTCAGAGTACCCCTCTTCATGAAGACGCTGAATGATCTTGCTGTGTATCTTTTCATAGTTCTTTTCGGACAACGGATTTCCGTCATCATCAAACATAAAGTTTTGACTGTCGATGTCGTTTAGGAATTCTTTCGTTGCTGCCCACCAATCAGCTGGCAGGTTGTAGCCTGCCAGCGTTGCACTACCAATGTAGTTTTCGCTGTCAGAAGCACCCTTTTTCAAACCGGTGTTAACGGTAAACCAGAATGCATCGTCGCCATGACGACCGTACATTGTCCTGTCAACAACAAGATGACGACCGTCTTTTAATGTTACGACAGCCTCACCACCATCAGAAGATACAGATATAGTGCTATTAAGAACATCATCACGGCTATCAATTACATTGGAAGCTATGAGCTGGGACACACCCAGCTCAACACCAGTCTCCATGTCGGTCTTTCTCTCATCATCTGTCTTCTTAGACCACTCATCAGAAATCAAAGTAGGAGATACATCAGGATCTTGCGGGATGTTGTTTTCGCCGTCGTTGTTACTCTCTCCTTTATCTATAACTGTAAGGTTAGCCATAGGTCGCATGAGTAGTTTGTTTACGTACCTGCGAGGAGTATCTCTTCGTTCACGAGCAGCTGCATCGTAAGCCCCGGTGTTCCTGTCATCACTCCATGTAAACATGCTCTTGTATTGACGCATGAAGTGACTATTGTCCTTCAGCATGTCGTTCATTTCGTTTAGGAAGTCAGGTTTGTAATGGTAGTTGCCACGCTCATTATCTCGCCAGTGCCTCCATATCATGGCTTTAGCAGAAGCCCATCCACTACGTATAAGGTCACCCTGGGGCTGGTCTTTGTAGTAAACTTGCCAGTTGAACCTTACGTCACTATCAGGAACAGCTATGCGGACCAGGCGATAGTCTTTGAATTCACGCCCACCTAAGTACTCTTCATCATTCTTCAGTGTTATGTAAACATCTTCCCAGGACTGAGGCTCATCATTTTCCTGGTATTTCCTCTGGTAATAATGATCATGAAGGTACTGCATCATTGCCAGCTTAATGCCATCATCGTTAGTGTTGTTTGATACCCAACTATCAATATGATTGCGTATTTCACGAGGCATCAATTGCCGCAGCTGCATGTATTTTTTACGCACTGCTCTGTTCTTAACACCAGATCGCGCACCTCTGAATTCAGGAGTCACAGTGCTAGAAGCACCCACAAAGGTAAGACCCAGATCTTCATAAACAACATGAGCTGTTGATTGTACTGCCTTAGCAAATGAAAGCATATTACTGTCCATCAACTCAAGGCTTAAAGGTTTTTTCTCACCTCTTTCATAAACTCTTACAGCAGGTACGCCTTCAATCTTACCTGATTCCAGGTAACCATGATAAACATCAAAAGTTCTTACAGGAGCATTGGGATTACTAAGATCAATGGCATGAAATGTTTTAATTCTGGTCGGGGATTTTAATTCAACAATTTCGTTATCTATGTCGTAGCCATCTTCCAGGTGGTCTACATCAACTCGCTCACCGTTAACTATAATCCCTATTTTAGGACGCACCTTACCGTCTTTAGTAGGCTTCCCCTTAAAATGCTTTGGATGGTTTGGAGCAACATAATCTGGATCGATATCTGCTAACCAATTAACTTCGTATTCATCTCTGAGAACAAACGTGTCTGGAGTAAGCTTTTCAAAAAGCTTTTTCATTCGATTAATGAACTTGTAATCTTTGTTCTCTTCCGCAGTTCTTTTCTTTCCTTTTTCCTTAAGCTCTTTACGTACTTCATCTGTTAGACCACGGCTTTCAAGCTCTTTGCTAATAGTATCTTTATAGTTATCAAGTACATTACCTAAACCTTGCAACTCAGACGTAGTCAAATCAAAAATACTTCTCCCAGGAAACTCTGTTTCAATAATCGATTCCCAATTCCTACCTTCTAAGGAGCCTATAATATTTAGACGTTGTTCTCTACCAAACGTAGGATCAGGTGTTTCAGGAGCAGGCTTAGGGGCCTGCTCTACGACTTCCGCATCCAGGTTTATCCCATCACCTGTTACCGCCTGATACATTACTTCAGCAAGCATGTTGTCAGTAACAACTTCACCCGAATTGACACGTTGCCTATACCCGAGAACAGCCCTTTGAACTTGCTCCGGCTTAAGTTTAAGGTACTTAAGCATTGCAGGAGACCATGCATCAGGGTCTTCAAGTATCCCATCTTCAATGAGACGCTTGAAGTTTTCGCCCATTCTCCTGGCTCGTTTTACTTCTCCAGCACTTGAGTCCCATTCATCACGGTATTTAGGAAGGTACTTCTCACCCTTATCAAGCTTACTTACAAAATCAGTTAAGTTCTCCTGTGCCCACAAAACGTCATCGGGATCTGCTCCTCTACGTGCTGTGTACATGTATTCGTACAGCTCATCCTCCTGGGCAGCAGTCAAATACCTGGCTTCTGGGGAATCTAAATGAGCTTGAACCCTGTCGATCACCTTCTCTATCCAGGCTTCGGATATAGGGTAACGCTTTATTGGTGCTGGCCTAACGTCAGGAACGGCTGTGTTAGGATTGAACTGAGCATCCAACCAATCAGGCACTTGTTCACCGTTAAACTTCTTCCTTAGGTACATTCTTTGAAGCTCATTGCTAAGGAAATCAGGGATCTCCTCACCTTTAGCTTGCTTAATCTTGATGTAGTTTTCCCAAGGCATAGTCCCAATGTCTTCTGCTATCTGAAGAACAATTGGTTCACCCGACTTATCAAGTCGTATAGTCCTAAACTGAGAATCTAATGGACGCTCCGCAATACGGTTCAACTGATCAAACAATGTCTTAATGTCAGCGTCTATGTTAATACGTTCTTCAGATGTCTTAGCGAGTTTCATTCTCTCTTCAAGATCAACTAAAGCACCAGCGACATTATCCAGTAACCCTTCCCTTTTTAACTGAGCCATAGACAAAACCTGCATCTTGACATCTTTTAATGCCTCGTTGCGAGCATGTTCGTTCATTCCATCTGTAAGCATTTCGATAAACGAATTACGTTGATCCTGGCTGTTTATACCCAGCTTCTCAAGGTTGGTAGGAACAAGGAATTTCTTCTGGGTAGCAACTAACCTTTGAGAAGTTTGTCCTAGCAGACGGTTGATAATGCCTTCACGAGACATTGTTGATATCATTCCGTCAGAACCACCATTAGCCAGAACCCATCCTCTAAAGTTCTGCTCATCCATTGTCATCAGTTGGTGGGGAGGTAGGAACTCCCCACCACCCTGGTAACTGATAGTTGATTCAACACCCAGGTCTTGAAGGTAATCATCAGACCATTGCTGAACCATACCAGTCCCCATGGATTCCATAAGTTCAGTTAATAACTGAGCCTCTGGAGTTTCCATGTTAAGAGAACCATCGTTGTTAAACGCATTTCTAGCAATAAGAAATTTGTTGAACTGGGATCTGGTAGGCTCTTGTTCTAGAAGCTGTAAGAATTCATTGACAAGAGTTCCATCTCTATCGACATGCTTCATGAACACATCGACAACAGGCTGCATCTTCTGCTTAAACTGCTCTGCCTGCTTTTCTTTTAGCTCCAAGTTAACAAGCCTTTGACCAAAGGCTTTATAAATAGAAGGGTTTCTTTCAGAGTCTAACAATCGCTTGCGGAACGCCCTACGTGCTGTAGGTGTATCAAGAAGTCTGGAGATAGGCAGATTGAATGTCTTGGAGGTGCCATCTGGCATCAATATGTCAAAGTCTGACATTGTCACACCAGCCATGCCTGAATGTGTTGTAGACGGGTTCTCCAACCAATCAAGGACAGATTCAACGTCACCTAAATCCAAATCGTATTCAGGGCTTATCTCTGTTCCTGATTCTGTTGCAAATTTGTATATGTCTTCACGGCGATACGTAATACTAGCATCTTCAATTTCAGCCTGAGCAGCTGCTATTTCTTCCATAGCAACTTCTTGATCAATAATGTTATCGCCAGCTTGAGCAAGCTTCCTTTTGGCTTCTTTTAGATTTTCAGCAGCAATAGCTGCGTTGACATCTGTTTCATAATCCAAGATACCCTGGTCTCTTAGATCATCTAACTCTTGCTCACTAATACCCAGCATAGTAGCAGCGTCTTCAGGAGCTATGTGTTCCTGGGACAGGAGGGTGTCTTCCAGATCTTGGATATATGAGTCTGCCCAAACTTCTCCTACTTCTATTTCGCCAGCTCTTTTCTCCATGAATTCTTTCATGAGCTGATTTTCGCCACGCCGTACACCGATACGGCCTCTAGCTCCCATACCAGCTGAAAGAAATGCTAAAGCACTTCCTGAACCGATGAGTTCCTTTACGAACTCATCGCCTACATCCTTAGATGTCTTATCGTATTCGACACCCTCTGCTAACCCAGCTAGATACTTTGTAGTTTCACCAATACCCCACTGAACCATTTCTTCAGTTGTTTGGACAGCAACAGATCGTGGCATTTGTCTTGCAACATCAACAACATCATCCCAACGTCTTTTAAGCCTACCCTTCCGAGATTCATGTAATGCCTTTACCAATCCAGAATGTGTTTCATCTGCTAACTTTGTTGCTTGCAGAAACTGTTGACGCTCAACTAAAGCTATGGCTATAGAAGCAGGTAAAGCTGTAAGAGCAGCTGACGTAGGGTCCATGCCCATTTGTACTAGCTCTTTTTGCATTGGCTCATATTCGGCAGCAGTCCAATAGCCAACGCTACCAATCTTGCCCGCACTCTCAACGCTCTTTAACATGTTTCTACGAGAGTTTATTGCAGCTATCTTGTCAGCTGTACTGGCTCCTTTTTGCACACCACCAGCTAAAGTCTTTCCTCTAAAAACCTTGTTTATAAAACCAGCTGCACTAGCAGCACCTTTTCCAGCTACCGCAGAACCTGTCCACATGCTTCCAATGTGGACCAAGGCAGGGGCTACGGTGTCATCAAGATTCTTGCCAACGTGGCCGATAACACTGGTCTCAGGTTCTTCCATCCCTTCTACTCGGACACCACCAAGAATGGCCTTAGCCATTTCTAAAGTTTCTTTTCCGTAATCTTCTTGCCCACTAGGCTTCTCGTAAGCCAAAGCGTCAGCAATTGTCAGTGGCAAAGCACCAATCGTCGCAGTACCTTTTGCAATTCCTTCTGCTGTAGCAACAGTCTTACTCTTGTAAGTCTTCTTTGCTTCCTGGACAACGTCATCAAGAGCTCTCAAAAACCTTCGGTGCTCGGTCTTCGGCATGGTACTTAGCAAAGCAGCTAAGTCTTCTTCTTCGATATGCCCTTCGGTATGATTAGAGATAAACATACCTTCGGTACCTACATTGGCACCTATTGTACTCTGCAACTGCTCTACCCAAGGCTGCACGTAGTGATTGGCGAGAGCATAGGCTCTCACCTCATTCCTGAAGTCAGTAAAATCAAGTTCCTGGTCAGGATACTGCTCCCGCATCTTGCGGAGCTCACTAGTAGCAAGCTTATCAAGTGCTTCATTTGTATAGAAAGCACTTTCCTTTTGCTTACCTGTTGCTGGATCTATACCTTCATCTCTAAGCTCAAAACCAGCTGCTTTACTATTAAACCAATGATCCCAGGTTCCTTGGTAACCCCTACCAGGAGAAAGCTCATCCATATTCAGAGCAGCCATTGCCCCTTTTTCCCATGGATGTACATTACCTGCCTGATCATAAACCATGATCCGAGGCTTTATGCTGTTCTCGCCACCCTCTAAAGCAATCTTCCTAGCAAAGTCTCTAGCTACTTTATGCTTATTTTGTCTAGTAATTCGGGGGCCGATTAAGTCTGGATTGAATCCAGGAACAGTATCTCTAGACCTAATTATCTCTGCTGCGCGTTCCCATTGGGAAGCGCTATCGAATCCATTTGCCATTAGGAACTCTCAACTAAAAGGCGTTATTGGAAATTAAATTTTATTCAAAACCACGCAGTGGTCTTAGTTTTTTCAAAGGCTTTAATTGACCAAAGACTTTCTTGACTCCATCAAACATGCCTTGCTCTTCTGGTTCAGGAGCTGGTGGTTGCGGAGCTGGTTCACCGCCTGCATCAAGTTTACGGTTGCCGTGAACCGCTTGTCTTAAAAATTTACGACGAACGTCATCACCAAATTGATTTTCATCTATTAGCCCGGTAACAAAGTCTATATATTCCGCCGTGGACATACTGCCGATTTTATCTGAAGTAACGTCGCCTCCAGGTATTTGCTGAAAGAAAGCAGCTAGATTTCCAGCCTGTTGGCTTCGGACATTTCCTGAAGCAAAAGCCCCCAACCCAGTAAATGCTTGTTCGTATTCTCCTCCATCAATACCCCGTTCCATTGCCTGAAGAATATGTCCAGCGGCAGGAGCACCACCTTGCAAAATAGATTCTTCGTTATTTATACGGCCTTGATATCTAATTGTTTGCGGTGATCCATCCACATCAATTTCAATGTTTTCACCAGGTTTTATACCTTGCGCTTCTGCTGCTACATGAACTTGTTCCATACTAGGATTTATAACGCCTGGAAGAAGACGTTGAGGAGTCTGTGAATCACCGGTCCTTACGCCTGAGGAAACACCTCTTTCCTCCATATACTGAGACCTTGTTTGACCACCTTTAGTACCCTTAGTGGGATCGAAAGGACCACCAGGAATCATTTTACCCGTTTCATCAATACCAGCTTGAGGGTCCCAAGAAAGTGCGTCATAAGCACCGCTTACCTGATCGCTTCTTAATATCCCCGCAGCGTTTTCTTGTTGGCGTAGTTCACTTGCTCTATTTTGTGCGTCAAGAAGCTTTGTTTTAGAATCAATGCCAGCATTCTCTATCTGGGCATCTGAGGGCAACATTTCCTTTTCAAAACCTCCGTCAGGAGTTCTTGTGACTAATTGATTTATACCATCAATTTTCATTACCCCAGAAAGCCCTCTGTCCTGGAACATTTCCTGAAGAGTAGAGTACATAGTCCCATCGTCTTTCATCATGTTGTAGGACCTTTCTTGCTCAAAGGTACCGTCAGCTTTTTCTACATTATTTATCCAGTACCCTGGATTCATTGGATCTGGACCGCTATACCCAGGTTGGAGATGAGAACCATGGAAGAACTCAGGTTTGCTCGCAGGAGTTGCCTGTAAAATTTCATTAAGCTGACCATTAAATTCCTTAAGAGCTTCTTCTTGCTGAGTTTCATCAAGCTCAGTACTGTTCTTGGTATCAACTATTTGCTGCCTAATAGAAACGACTTCAGACCGTTTTTCAGGAGTGAGCATTCCAAAGGTTCTTTGTTGCAACCATTGCTCTTCGGCTTGCTGAGTTGCTTTATCTATAACGTCATTTTCATGACCCCACTGAGCCTGCATACGGCTGATTGCAGCTTCATCACCGTATTTGGCAACAGACATCGAATTGTCAAAAGCACGTTGCTGATGCTGGACATCCCACTTCTGCTTCTTATCAGCCTGCTCCATGGAAAACTGCTGTTGCTGCTCCATGGCCTGCTGTTGCCATTCTTGCTGCTGTTGAGCGTCTTGCTGGTCCCAGCGATGTCCCTTCTTCGCAGCTTTTTTAGCAACTTGATTTTGTTGCTGAGCAAAGTCCATTTGGAATTGCTGCTGCTGTTGTGCAGCAGCCTGGCGATTCTGGTTCTCCATGTTAAGACGCTGGAAACTAGCATTTATGTCACTGATGTGCATAGCAGATCTCTGCTGCCTATCAGCTTGCTGTTCCCGCAGAGCTTCAAGTTCCTTACGACGACGATTTATATATTCATTTTGCCCTGTACGGTAGGCCAATCGGCCTACCGGCACCATGCTTGGGCCATGCTCTACTCTAATAGCCATTAAATATTATCCGTAGGTTAACATTGGTTTTTTCATCATATTAGAACCCTTGGCAGCATTAGATAGTCTGTTAAGACCACCGCTTCCAGCCCGAGCCGTTCTCATTCCAGGAGCTTTTTGATTCATCGACGGTTGACTACTCATCATCGACGGTTGACTACTCATCATTGGCGACCGTGACGGCTGAGATCCCATAGGGCCCTGACCCTGAGCTTGGTTGCTCAGGTTTTGCAGGGACGGCTGTTGAGGCTGTTGAAGCCTTGCATCAGTGCCACGGAACGTTCCCTGTCGCTGTTGCTGCTGAGCTTGGTGTGGGAAATTCTCGTTGAGCCAAGAATGCGTCTGTTGGGCATTCCCAGCAACTCCTTGCGGCATGTGAGGCATAGGCCCTGCACCAGAGCCTTCTCTGATTTGTTTGAATAAGTTAGCTTGTTCGCTCGTATTGCCACCTTGACCGTACTCTGATTGCCAACCTGCCATTTCTCGCCCAAAAGTATCAGCGTTTTGCCTCCGCTGTTCAGGTGTCATCAGGTCAAACCTGCGCTTCATGCCGTCAAGGGACTGCTGTCTAGAACGATCATGCGTTGCTATTCTACGTTGCTCAGACGCTGCTGACCGATCTCTTTGCAAGTCCTGCTGCTGTTGTTTATTTGCGGCTGACTCTGCGTATTTCTGTTCCCAGAATTCTTCCCGTGAAGGTCCGGTCACAGAGCTTTGAGGCTGACCGCCACCGAAGTTTGGCATTTCAACATCACCCTGCATGGTGGTATTGCCACCACCGCCGCCACCGCTGGCACCAGCTTTTGGTTGCCAGTCGTCTGGTGGCGGCAAGGCACTTCCCTGACCACCGCCACCTTGAGGTGCTGCTGAGCCAATATCAACAGGTTGACCAGTCTTACGGTCAACCCATTGACCCTTTTCGTTTTGCATGATTGCGGACTGCTTGCCTTTTTCTTCAGGCCCTCCAGCTATTTGAGGCCCGCCTCTTCTGTCCCATCTCTCTTGAATCCCAGGTGGCATTCCTTTTATTCTTGGGTCGCCAGAGACTGGCCCTCCACGACCGCCTTCAGGAATGATCACATCATCGAAGGGTGGACGCTTGCGTTCTGGTCTATCACGCCCACCGCCGTCATCACCACCGCCGCCGGTATCTCCACGGCCTCCTCCACCGCCACCGCCGCCGCCGCCTCCACCGCCGCCACCGCCGCCACCGCCTTGGTTGATTTTATCAACCATTTCTTCTTGCTTTCGGAGCTGCTCTTCCCACATCCTATTTGCTTGGTCCCACTGATTTTGCATACCTTGATTGGTCATGTCGGTATGTGCTTGGCCACCAGCCCAAAAATCTTCTGGTTGATATGGCCTTTGGGTTTCCATCAAACCTGCTTCTTCTTTTTCAGTAAGATCTCTCTTGAGAGGTTCTTCCATGAAAGCATTTGGTTTCCACACACCAGCTTCCGCATCCATAGCCTGCTTGTCTTTAAGAGGCATGTACATTTCACCATCTGTACCTTCAGCTGAAACCCATGGAGTGCCGTCAGGGCTTGTACCCCATCCACCACCGCCCATACCCTTGCCGTAATTTTCGCTGGTGAGCATATCTTCCATCATGCGGTCTGAGCGTTGTCCTGGACTCTCTGGAATCCTCATGTCAGTAGATCCACCTAATGGACCTCCTGGGGTGCCCATAGGGCCAGGAACACCTACGTTACCGCCAATTTCTTCAAGGCGTTGATTCTGCCTTTGAATATCGTCAAGCCTTCCCTGCTGAACTCTATTGTTCTCTTCCTGCATTCGGATGTCTTCACGCAATCCTGGATTCCTAAACGGATCATTTTTAGCGTCATCATATCCTCCTTGGAACACATCTTCGGCGCTAGGACCTCCTTGATAAGCAGGTCCTGTAGAAGGTGCTGTTGAAGGTCCTTGAGAACGTGGGCCACCGCCACCTGGTATAGCCATATCCTCAAATAAACCTGGAGGAGGTGCTGGCATCATACCCATAGCTGAAGATTGTGGTTGACCACTTGCCTGATTAGCTAGTCCTTGCAGACCGTTACCTGGAGTAGCCATAAGTCCTTGACGACCAAACTTTTGTGGTTCACCCCAGTCGCCACCATACCCAGGACCGTACATCTCTCCATCTGTCCCTTGCATGCTAGCCATCATCTGACCATCGGGCCCTGGAACCTGAGAAGCCATAAACTCTTCGTATGTTCCTGGTATCCCGCCCATCATATTGCCAGAATCTTTTGGAAGATTCCATTCACCACCCCCGCCTGGACTTCCAGGACCTCCTGGAAAACTAACAGGACCAGGACCGGACCATGGGCCTTGAGGGGACATAGGACCGTCGGTTCCAGTAGTTGTCCCTGGACCTCCAGGACCCGTTGTTGGGCCACCTGGACCTGGAGAACTAGGACCTCCACCACCAGGAATAGTCATTGGACCACCTGGACTACCTGGACCTGTTGTTGGACCACCTGGACTACCTGGACCGCCAGGACCACCTAAAGGACCTCCTGGATTAGTCCATGGTCCACCTGGTCCTGTAGGCGACGTAGGACCATCAGTTCCAGTACCTGTCCCTGGACCACCTGGAGTCCCAGGTCCAGTCGGTCCTGTTGGTGTCCCAGGTCCAGTCGGTCCTGTTGGTGTACCAGGTCCAGTCGGTCCTGTTGGTG